GTGTTCCGATCGTCGCGCTCTTCAGCGTGATCGCTTCAGTGGGCTTGTGGATGTCGGCGAGATCGATGATCCACGGGAGCCACATCAGCACGATGAGCGCGACCTTCGCGCCGAGCGCGATCATGTCCGGCGTGTCCCACCAGATCAGGAACGCGAGCGTGAAGATCCCGTGAATGAACGCGGCGTGCCCAGTTGCCTTGTACTTGTTGCTGTCGGGATGCGGTTCCTTGCCGATCAGGCCGAAGGCCGTCGCGATCACGGCCAGATTGAACAGGATGAACACAGTTTGGATGGTTGTGACCATGATGAGTCCTTTCGTCGTTTCGTCTTCTAGAGGCGCGAGCGGGATTCGAACCCACGTGAACGGTTTTGCAGGCCGTCACCTAACCACTCGGACATCACGCCATTGGAGCAGGGAAGACGACGCGCGGAACCATGGATACGCGCCGCCTAACCCCTGCGTGGACCGTGACGGAATCGAACCGACTACCCCCTGTTTGCAAGACAGGCGCTCTACCAAGTGAGCTAACAGCCCTAGCGCCGCGTTTGGAGGACGTTGGAGCGGCAAGCCAACTCGACGGAACTTAACCCGTCCATAAGCGCCGTGCACAGCGCCCGTACCCGTACACCGTGGAGGAGTCGAACCCCCGACCCGCTGCTTGTAAGACAGCCGCTCGTTCCACTGAGCTAACGGTGCGTAGCGAACCCGGGAATCGAACCCGGTACCACGACCTTATCAGGATCGCGCTCTGACCAGTGAGCTAGTTCGCTGTACCCCGCCCCGGCCTCGAACCGGGTACCTCTCGATTAAGAGTCGAGAGCACGTCCACATGTGCTTGCGAGGTGTACGCCGTGCAGGGATCGAACCTGCGACCTCTTACTTAAAAGGAAAGAGCTCTACCAACTGAGCTAACGACGCATGTTATGAAGTTGTTACGTCTCTTGCCGTGGGATCGAACCACGCCGCCCGGGACTTCACTCCGGTGCTCTGCCAACTGAGCTAGCAAGAGGGGGCCACGGGACGGATTCGAACCGCCGACCATCCGATTACGAAACGGACGCTCTGACCAAACTGAGCTACCGAGGCGAGCCGTAAGGGAGAATCGAACTCCCGTGACCTGTTTGGAAGACAGGTGCTTTGCCACTAAGCTACTACGGCGTGTTACTTGCGTGCCCCGAGAAGGATTCGAACCTTCGACAACCCGGCTCCGTAAACCGGTGCTCTATCCGCTGAGCTATCAGGGCGTTGTACTCGTCGCCGGATTCGAACCGACACTTGACGGCGTTTGAAACCGTTGACTCTGCCAGTTGGTCTAGACGAGCGCAGTACCTCGGGTGCGACTCGAACGCACACTGTTCTGATCCTAAATCAGACGTCTCCTGCCAATTGGACTACCGAGGCATAAACTATGCAGTTGTGCCGGGTGTACGACGGGACTCGAACCCGCAAGATCCCGGATCACAACCGGGCGCGCTGCCTTCGCGCTTCGTACACAGTCGGGATAGAAGGAATCGAACCTTCGATCTCGTGATCCCAAATCACGCGCCGTGCCATTGGGCCATATCCCGTAGTGCCCCGTTGCTGCCGGGTGGAGCCGCCCTTTTCCACGCTATCTCTGAGAACTTCGCGTGAGCATTGCGCCATGTAAGGGGATCGAACCCTCTACCCCTCGCGTGACAAGCGAGCGCTCTCCCAATGAGCTAACACGGCATTGGTGGGAACGACGTACACCACGTGCGACGTTCCCTGTATTCAGTTTGTGAGGCAGGCTCGACGCAACGTGAGCCGTTCCCGGAGCCGATCAGGTTCCATTTACTCGAAGAAAGAGCATATTCACTTCGCGGCTGCAAGCGCACCTCGTACGCGGCTCCGGCCGAACCGGCACTTGCAACCGTGGTAGTCCGTGACGGGATCGAACCGTCCTTCTCCTGAGTGAAAATCAGGTGAGATAACCACTACTCTAACGGACCTTATTTTTCTTGCTTGCGTATCGGTGCCACTCGATCCTACCGCAGGCGCGGCAATCACGGTGTCCATTTTTATTTACGTACGTGTTCTCTTCCGTGAACTCGTGTCCGTTTTTACACTGTGTACGAGCTTTCATGAGTTGTGACGCTTTATGCCTACCTCGTGTCACACAATCCATCGCGTTCTCGCTGCGCGTTCCCGGCTGCAAGTGCGCCGGATTCACGCAAGGAGGGTTGTCGCAACGGTGCCGAACGTCGATGTTCTTCGGATACGTCGTCTCGTTGATGACTTCCATGATGAACCGGTGTGGAAGCACGAGCTTTCCGTTCACCTTGAACCGCCCGTAACCCTTGAATCCTGTTGCGCCTGTCCATTCAATGCAGCCTGTCGGCCGTTGTTCTGTTTTATCCCAAAATCGTCTTAGTGTCTTTTCCACGCTCTCAGGAGAGGACTCGAACCTCTAACATCACACTTCAGAGGCGTGCGTTCTACCAATTGAACTACCTGAGATCATCTTGAGTTGTCAAGCTCTCTGAGCGGGATTCGAACCTGCGACCACTCGATTAACAATCGAACGCTCTACCAGCTGAGCTATCAGAGATCAGCTCTCCCGTCTGGTATCGATCCAAACCTTCACAGTCCAAAGCTGTGCGTGCTGCCTCTACACCACGGGAGATTAAATTGTGAGCCGGGCATGAGGCTCGCCCGGCGCTGACCGATGGCACGATCATGGCGACTTCTTTGGATGCCTCGCGTCGCTCGTACGGGTTACGGGACTCGAACCCGTGATCTTCACATTGAGAATGTGACGAGATACCGGCTTTACAGGCCGATTGGTGCACCTGCACCGGACTCTCATTCGTGCCGGACGGGGCCAACCGTCCGGCACACGTGATCATTGCACTGATCACGCAAGGTACCGCAGGCCGAAGGAGATGACAGCGGCGATACCGTATGAAGTTCTCGAAGCGGAAAGTAAAGGATTCGAACCCTCAGGTTTTACCCTGGCCTGGTATTCGACACCAGTTGCGGACCGTTCCGCGCTACCCTCCATGCTCGGCAGCACTTGCGGTCACCGATGCCGTAACGGCCTGGTTCCTACGTACTGCCGAGTATCCCTATTTCCCAGCGCCTGACTGGCTACTGAGCGGAAAGTCACGGGATCGAACCGTCGCCCTTGCGGACGGAGCCGGTTAGCAACCGGCTTGAAGCACCGAGCTTCAGACCTTCCATGCGAACGGTCCGGGTTCCAGTGATGCAACCCCGTACACTCCCGTATCCGGACCGTTCTCGTAGCGGGAGCGGGAATCGAACCCGCACCAGACGGCTTATGAGGCCGCAGCTCTAACCGTTAAGCTATCCCGCATCGCAGCGGACACCCGAGCCGCAACGCTCGTCGTTCGCACCCCCGAAGGTTGCGCTTCGAAGGTCCCGTCAGAAACCGTCGAGCCCGTACACATCATGTAGCTTTCGCCCCGATGTGCCTAGGACCCCGTTTCGGAGCCGGTATCGCATCCGCGCATCACCGGGGACTCGAACCCCGAACCAAACCTTCCGGCCTGCTCTACCAATTGAGCTAGTGACGCTACCCCCGAACCACCGGGAGCCGTTGAATCGCGCCAGGAGCTACCCGACCGACCCGAGTCCGTTACGCTGGTTAAGCGCTTTGCACTACCGGCTTCCGCCAGAGATACACGGACTAACGTACGCACCTTCAGATGGAATCGAACCACCGGCTCGCGGGTTTGGAATCCGCAGCTCTACCACTGAGCTATGAAGGCTTACCCGGGCGAACCCGGTTTCTTGCAGTCTAGCGAGATCGTCGCGGCGATGCACGCCGTATCTCGGATCGGTTCTCATGGCCTACTCGTTGTCGGTGCTCATGTCATCCTCTCGTCGATCCGGCGTGTGCTGCCTTGATGTATTAAACAATAGCATGGGTTCCCCGGGCCCACAACCCGGGGGTACCCTATGCCGTTGTCGCAGGTCAGACCGCGAACCACCGGTAGCCATGCGGCTTGACGTACCGCGTCTCGGCGCGCCCCTCCTTAGTGAGCTGCCGCAGGCTGGAGTACACCTGCTGCTCCGCTACGCCTTGCAGCTCAGCGGCGATCGCCTCCTTCGAGATCCCCGTCTCGGCGTCCGCGCCAACGAGCAGCGCGTGCACGGCGTTGTCGCGGTCGATCGTCTCTTGCGGGCGTGGTCGGCCGCGACCGCGCTTCGGCTCGTCGTCCGGCGGCGTCTCGGGCTCGGCGACGGGCGGGATCGCGTGGTTCACGACGGCGTCGATCTTCGCCTGCGTCTCGGGACTGATCGCCGGGATCGCGGTGTGTTCCAGCTCCGGCTTCACGTGCGCTTCGTCGGACACAGGCTCGTACGGGTACGGCGACGGCGGACCGATCACGGCCTGTCCGACATAACCGCCCGTCGCGTACGTCGAGATGTCCGGAGCCTGCGTGTACTCCGCAGAGTCCGGGTTCCGGTCGACCGGCACTGCGACGGGCGCGGGTGATTCCGGAGCCTGCTCAGCCTCGCGCTGCTCGCGTTCGCGCCGCTTGCGTTCGGCGAACGGGTTCGGCTGACGGTTACGTGCGGTGAAGAATCCCATTTGTCATCCTTTCCTTAGGTTGCGCTGATTCTATCATTAATGGAAAAGAGGGTGTCCGCTTCGCGGACACCCTCTGTTGAGCCGGGCTTAGAAGGCCGCGTCGTCGGCCGCCGCTACGGCTTCGCCGGAGCCGTAGCCGAGCGCTTCGCCTTCTGTGAGGGCGGGGAAGCTGGTCACGGCGACCGCTCCGGTCGACGGCGGCAGCATCGCCCATGACAGCTCGACGGCGTCGCCGAAGTCGTCGCTCGACGTGTGCTTGACCTTGCCCCGGAAGGGCTTACCTTCCATGACCTTCGCGAGCTGCTGCATGGTCGGCTTGTGCTCGGTGAGCGTTTCGAAGGTGATCCCCATGGCCTTCATGTGCAGCACGAACTTCTTCGCCTGCGACGCCATGCGGATCACGTAGAACTTCTTGATCGCCTTACCTACGTGAGGTCCGGTCGACACCTTCGCCCCGACCACGACCATCGGGTTTCCAGTGCTGGAAACCTTGCCTTCGGCTTCGGTGATCACGAAGTCGTACGTGCCTTCGGGGATCGGGTTGAAGACGTCGCCCGCCTCATCGATGAACGCGTCCCAAGATGCGTCTGCCATGTCCTCTATCCTTTCGTTTCGGCCGCAGCCGGGAAGATCATCCGCATGATATGCGTCAGATTCGGGTTGTTGTAGAACGGCTGGTCGAACCTCTCATCAAAGTTCGATCCGGTGGCGTACGCCGGGTGGGCCCGAACGAGTGCCCGGAACACCGACGCGGCGTCGTCGGTGATGATGCCCTGCTCATTCTGCACGAACGCTTTCTTCATGCAGATGATCGAGTCGAATGAGTACGGCATTCGACCCTGGATACCGCCCTGCATGGCGGGGCGGTACTTTCCGTCTTTCTGGTGTCCGTGCGCCGTCGCAGCGAACACGCGCAGCGGGTTCGCTGAGTCCGAAACCCGCGCGATGATCCGCGACAGGTTTGACAGTACGAGACGTCGGATCGTACCCCAGTCTTGAATGCGGAAGTCCTCGTCAACCTTGCGGATCGACGCGATCCCCTGCTCTTGACCGACCGTCAGCGAGTCGAGTCCGATCGAGACGAACGGGTGATCGTTGCGATCGATCCACGGCATCGTCTGCGCGAGGACTGCGGCGCTCGTGATCTTGACGATCGCGAAGTCGTAGTCATCTCCCTTAGGCGGTGGCTCCGCTGGATTCCACAGCTTGAGCCGAAACGGTTCCCCGTTCCGATTCGGGTTCGCTCGCCCCTGAAAGAACTGCCACTTGCCTTCCGTATCGAGAATGACGCCGGGCGTCGGCATTGTGGCGAGCAGCGAAGACTTGCCGTGTTTCGTCTCGCCATAGACGAGAAACGACGCTGTCTGGAAGGCGTCGAATGCTTCGATGTTCTTCATCCTTTCCTCTCTGTCCTGCTGATCTATTACATAAGACTACCACATCAGGACCGTACCGCTGCATGGGGTCGCGCTCTTCGTACAGTTCAGCAAGTGCGTCTTCCACCCGTGAACCGTCGTCGAACATGTCACATACGTTGAAGAAATCGCAGTCCCAGGAGCAGTCGCGCGTCTTCGTCGTCTGCGCGAACATCTTCACGCCGACGTCGCCGAGCTGCGCAACCCGGCCTTCGAACTCGAAGACGTTCGCGACGAGGCCGATCAGCTTCAAGCGGTACGACTCGATCTCGGCCGCGTTGTGGATGATCGTCTCCCGGGAGTAGAACGGCGGCTTCGCAGTCTTCCCGCGCTTGACCTTCCGCAGCATGTTGTACAGTGCGCCGTCGACATGCTGATCGGGATAGATGATCGACAGCAGCAAGTGATAGTGCAGCATCTGCGGATCACCTTGCAACGTCGGCAGCATCTGCGCGAAGTTCTGCACGGTCTTGTGGTCGACGAACTGCGTGAAGCCGGTAACCTCGTCGATCACCCGAGCGTCGAGCTTGCCGACGACTGTGAAGGGCTTCCCCAGTTCCGCGCCGATCTGCTCGGACGTGACGCTGATCTGCTCTTCGGCCGCGATCACCTTGAGATAGGCGTCAGCGCCCGTGTCCGCGAGCCACTCGAAGTAGCCTTCCACCATCGCCCGCTCTAGGTCGGTGTCCTTCAGGAACTTCCCGATCACGATAGGGTCGGGCTCGACGTCGAGCTTCACGCACTGCGAGTGGTACTCGCGCGCCGCGTCCGAGATCGCGTCTTCGAGCGCCTGCCGGGGGTCGGTAACCGAGTCCGGCCGGTAGAACGCTTCAAGCGCCTCGTGCACCCGCGTGCCGGACTGCAACGGACCGACCGGACCGTACAGCTTCGGCGCGAGGCGGCGCACGTGTCGCAGCCAGTACCGGCGCTTGCAGCGCTGGAAGTCTTTCAGGCGTGACTGCGACACGCGGTCGATCTCACTCATGCTTCATACCTTTCAGTACGATTTCGGTAACGTCTGCCTTGCATCGGGCGCACAACGTCTTGAGCGGTCCCGTGGGGTTATCGCTCAAGACTGTTGCGTCCCAACCGTTCAGATCGCTACCGCATTCAGGGCAGCGACCCATTACGGCCCTCCGTCGATGTCGTCGTTCATGGCGTCTTCGTACCTGGTCAAGTGCTCGTCGTAGTCGACCTCGTCGAGCAGATCAGTCAACTCGATCCGAGCGGCTTCGGCGTCAAGGTGCGCCGTCGACTTCCCGGCGGCCGTCAACTGCTCGCGGTCGCGAACGATCTCTTCGAGCCGGACGAGTTTCTGATACAGCTTCTCAACCTGCGTCTCTTCGACCGTGCCTGCCGTGATGATGTCGATGATCGTGATCGCCTCGTGCTTCTCCGACCCGATGCGATGCACCCGGTCTTCGCCCTGCATGTTGTCGATGAGCGACCACGACCGTTGCAGCCTCACGAGCGTGTCAGCTGCTGTCATGTTCAGACCGACGCCGCCCGCCTTGTATGTGAACAGGATGTACTTCAGCTTGCCTGACTGGAACGCTTCGACCGTCTCGTCACGCTGCGCGCCGGATACGCCGCCCGTGATCACGCCGTACTCGATCCCTGCGGCCGTGAGTCGACGCGCAGCGAGGTCAATCAACTGCTTGTGCTCGGCAGCGATGGCGAGCGGCTTGCCCGGGTTGTCGGCGATGATCGACATCAGCTCGTCAACCTTCGGGCAAGGGTCGGTCAGCGTGACCTTCCATGAGCCCATGTCGTCGGGGGTCTCACCTTTGTCGACGTCGCACATCGCAGAAGAGAGCTGTAGCAGACGCGTCGCGGCCGGGAGGTTCCCGTTCATGACGAGCTTGTCACCCGAGTCGGTGGTCAGCACGTACTCGTCGGCGACCTCCTTGTACGCCTTCCGCTGCTTCGGGCTCATCTCGACGTGGCGGACGACGCGCGTCTTCGCGGGCAGCTGGTCAAGCACGAGCGCCTTGAGCATCCGGCGGAAGCGCACGTCCAGCAGGGACAGGAACTCGTCGCGCGTCTCCGGATTCAGGCCCACAATAGACATGCCTCCGAAGGCGTTGAACTCGACGAGCGCGTACCGGTCGATGAACGCCGACTTGCGCGGGAACCCGGCCGGGTCGATCGTGTGCAGGATCGACCAGATGTCGCCGGGATGGTTCGCCACAGGCGTTCCCGTGAGCGCCCAACGGTATTGCACGGTCTCTCCGTGGAACACACGCCAGATAGCACGCGTCTGGAGTGCGCGGGGATCCTTCACCCGGTGCGCCTCGTCGAGCACGCACACCTTGAAGGGGATCGCGTTCAGTTCCTTGTCGTGGCTCTCACACTTCGCGGCCGTGAGGTCCGGGTTCCCCCCGGTCTTGTCGCACTCGGTGCACTTCTTCAGGCGCACGGAGCCGTAGGCGGACAGGCGCGAGTGCAGCCGCACGCTTTCGATGTTCATGATCACGATCGCGTTCGGCACGTCGGCCGCTTCGATGATCTGCTTGCGGCGCTTGGCAGCCGAGCCGTCGATCACGATCGGGTTCGCCTCGGGCAACCACTTGGTGATCTCGCGAGCCCAGTTTCGCTTAGTGGAGTTGGGGCACACGACGAGCGCGGGGTACGCGCCGCCGCCGTGTTCGGGAGGGAGCATGTCGACGCGGCGCATCGCCGCGAGCGTCTGAAGCGTCTTGCCCGAACCCATCTCGTCGCCGAGAAGCGCGTGCTGCGCACGCAGCAGGAATTCAGCGCCCGGAATCTGGAACGGGTACAGAACATCGTCGTGGTCATTCACGGGCAGGTAGTCGGACGCAGGCTCGCGCGCATCGCGCAACTTGAGCACGGTGTCACGGCGCGCCTTCTCCATACGTGACCAGGCAGCGAGCGGATTTCCGACCTTGAGCCGGTCGCCGAGGATCGCCCGTGCTTGAATGCACGCCGACCACGCAAGCGGCAGGGTGTAGACGTTCCGCTTCGCGTCCCATGTCTTGCCGGGGATCATCGTGATCAGCGGCTTGTCAGACCAGGCGGGAGCAACGTAGGAACCGTCGCTCTTCGTGCCGCTGAACAGCACGATCTGCTTGCCAGTCTCATCAATGTCTGCGTAAATCGGAAACATCCTTCATCCCTTCATCTTGTCGTCGAATTTCATCATAGCACCGTTCGAAACGGCGAGCCATGTCGGGTAGTCGACGTCTTTGAGCAGCGCGTACGCCTGCCGGGCGGCGTCGTTCGCGTGCGGTTGCTTGGGGTCGTACCAACCGGCACGTTTCAAGGCCGCGTCGCTGGCGAACTTGAGATTCGCCTTCATGTACTGCCGCACCCCCGACATACATTGGATCGCCGCGACGGCCTTGACCATGCCCGTTACTTCAAGCGCATCGGTCTGCTGCGACAGCTTCGCTGTCCGCGCCGTGATGATGTACCGCTCGACAGCGACGTGACAGTGCCCGCTGTAGCGTGCTGTAGCGAGGTGAAACAACCCGTTCAAGACGTACGGCATGTGCTCGACCCGTACTTGCAGCGCTTCCGTCTTCAGTGCCGCGTTCGGCGTTCGGTCCGAGCTGTATACGAAGATTCCTGTCATCTTGCCGGGGTCGACCCCGATCACTACCCGATCAGACATCCTTCTTTTCCGCCCATCGCTTCCCGGTCGCCCCGCCCGCAGTGAGCGGAAGCGACAGCAACTTGTCGTCGTTCATGATCTCGTTCATGGTGTGGATCGCATCGTGCACGTCGTCGTCGGGGATCTCGGCGATAGCCTCGTCGTGCACGGCGAGCACAAGGTACTCGCCGAGCCCCGCCGCGTCGAGTTCGAGCAGCTTCGTCTTCATGATCTCGGCCGCAAGCCCTTGAATCTGGTAGTTCACGAGCGGGTACAGCTTTTTCGGATCGTCGGCGATGAACCTGCGGCCGGTCATGGGCGATGTGACGTAGGCGAGTCCTTCGGCACGGTAGTGCGCGGCGGCTTCGTTCTGTACGGCGCGTTGATGCCTCGGGACGTTGGCGTATACCGACTTGTAGTCAGCTGAAAGCTTCTCCATAACGGCGAGCGGCTGGTGCGTGGTGTGCGCGAGCTTGTCGAGTCCGGCACCGTAGTTCGACGCGTAGACGTACGACTTGACGTCGCTTCGGCGCGGGTCCTTCTTCTCAATCGACATGTCGTTGTAGATCTTGCGTGTCATGTACGTGAAGAAGTCGCCCGGCTGCTCGAAGGCTTCGAACAGTCCCGGATCTTTCGAGAGGTGCGCGAGAATTCTCAGCTCAACCTGGTCGAAGTCGAACATGACCAGAGTCGAACCCGGCGCGGAGATGACACAGTTACGCACGATCATGCTCAAAGGGTCGGACTCGTCCACGCGCGGCAGTTGCTGCAAGTTCGGCTTCGACATCGACATGCGGCCCGTGACGACGCCGAAGTCTCCGCCTCCGCCGCCACTCTGCCGCTCTTTGAATCCGAGCGTGTTGATGTTCGGATGCACGCGGCCGTCGAATTCGGAGTACTCAAGGAACCGGCGCAGGTACGTCGAGTCGAGTTTTTCGACCCTCTTGTATTCCTGCAAGAGCTGTACGAGCGGGTGCCGCAAGCCTTCAAGTGCTTCTTTGTCGAGCGACCACGCGCCCTGACCCGTCTTACTCCACAGCGGCACTTTGTCACGCAAGAGCACTTCGACGATCTGCTGGGACGAACCGAGCGACACGCCGAACTCGTCGATACCGCGCTTCGCAAGCGATTCGTGCAGCTCGGCGAAATCATCGCGCTTGTCAGCGGTGTATGCGCGGTCGATGAGCATCCCGCGACGCTCCATGCGGTCGGCGATCCACCCCACCGACAGCTCAATGTCATATGCGCGCGGCGCGGTGCGCTCGACTTCGGGCCAATGGAAGTCCCACAGTCGTACGGTAAGGATCGGATCGAGCGCGGCGTACACCCAGTACACCCGGCATGGTCCGGTCGGCGTGATCGGGATCGTCGCCCACGTGTACCCGCAGGAAGTCATGACTTCGTCGAGTTGCCGCTGCATCGCAGCCGCAAGCGGGTCGATGTGCCGTGCGCACTGCTGTTTGAGCCCGACTGAGCGGGTCGGGTTCACGATGTGCGCGAGCATCATCGTGTCGTCGACCAGGTGCAACGGGATGTGAATCCCGTGCTTGCGCAGCATGGCGACGTCGTACCGCGCGTTGTGCGCGACGAAGCGGCCACGTCGTTGCCATCGGCTCACGATCGCTTCGACGAGGCCGTACCAACGGTCGATCGGGATCGCCCACCCCGTGAACGCGTCGCCGAACTGTACAAGCCGTACATGGTCGACTTCGGGTGACAAGCCGCTAGATTCTGTGTCGAAGCCCAAGCGTGCGCAGGTGAGGCCCGATAGCCAGTCAAGGCAGGCGTTCACGTCGTCGATCGTCTCGACGAGGTGCAGTTTCACGTCTTGCAACATGTTTTCATCCTTTCGTCTGTGTCGTCATGAGCACGGAACCCGGCG